TTTCAGACGTTTTTCAATCTCTTTGATTGCTTTTCTCACGGATCTCAGTATGGAAGCCCTCAAGGTTTTCTTTCGTTCTTTCAATGCCTTGATGCTCATCGTTTCCAATTCCTCTACCAACTTTTCCAGTTCATCTAATGTGAGGTCAGAGTAATTCTTGTAATTGGATTTTTTCATCAACACTATTTAGATGTGATCTGGTTGGAATTAACCAATAACAAAACTGTGTGGTGTGCCACCTTCTTGGAAGTTGCCGATCTCTTGGTCAAGTCTCTCCATCTCGGCATTTCCCTCGTTCTTGAGTGCGTCACCGTTCAGTGTGGTTCCACCCTGTGGTCCCGCTATGGTGTTGAACTTGCCCCTGGCCTCTCCCAGCATGACCTTGCACACGGCCAAGGTGTAGTCCCTGATCCATGGTTTGGCGTAGATGTCCTTGAACAAGGTTATGTCCGGTCTGTAGTTGTCGGTGTGCATCAACACGGTCTCGTTGTCGGCCCTGGGTCTCTGTGTGATCGTCAGTTTCTTCGTGGCCACGTCAAAGTGGAACTGTATGAAACTTCCAAACATTTTTCCAACCAGTTCTTGGTAACTCGCGAAGGCGTAGTAGGTTGCCAGTCCGCCCGTGGCTCCCGCCCTCAAAAGATAGGTGTTGGTGTAGGCCAGGTTGAACGGTTCGAACAATGTGCCGCCCTCTCCGCCTTCTGTACGAGATCCCACAGTCCTCCTGTTGAGATTTCTCACATTGATTACTTCGTCGGGTAAAATATAACTGTTTTGATTTTTCTTCAATTCCAGGAAAGCGTATGATTCTTCCACAGCGTTAGACGATCGCTGTCTGTATCTGTTGGTGGCCCTTTCCAGTGCCGTTTGGTAGTGTTTTGGGTCCAATTCCACATCGATCATGCCCTCACCGAGGTTGTTCTTCACATAATCAAATATTTGCTGTTGTCCTGTTTGAAGTTCTGACATAGTCGTATTTATTGGTTTGAGCTATACAATAAATATGTATGATATGCCTAGACTGTCGATTTTCAAGCCTGAAAAGGGAAATGATTACAAGTTCTTTGACCGCAACATCAAGGAGATGTTCACGGTGGGGGGCACGGACCTACACTTCCACAAATATCTGGGTCCCTATGATCAGGGCGACACCAACAAGGACGGGCCGGCCTCACCCAGCCAACCCAGGGTCACGGGCAGTGATCTAAACGAGACCACAATCCAAGATCTATTGTTCCTAGAGAACAGGGATAGGAAATACGCAGACGATGTGTATGTTGTCCGAGGAATATACAATGTTCAGGACGCGGATTTCAACCTATCACAGTTTGGAATGTTCCTACAGAACGACACTTTATTTTTAACAGTACATCTGAACGATATTGTTGAGCGCATTGGTAGGAAACCCATGGCGGGAGATGTGATAGAGTTCCCACACATGAAGGAAGATTATTCATTGGACGAATCCATACCCATAGCACTGAAGAGATACTACGTGGTGGAAGATGTCAACAGGGCCGCGGAGGGATTCTCACAGACATGGTGGCCACACCTACTGCGACTGAAGATGAAGACTTTGGTAGATTCACAGGAATTCAAGGACATAATTGGTGATGCCACGACGGCAGGATCAATGGCCAGTTACATGAGCACCTACAACAGGGAGAAGACCATCAATGATCAGATCGTCGCACAGGCGGAACAGGATGCTCCCAAGTCGGGATTCAACTATAAACAGTATTATGTCGCCCCAATCGATGAGCGTGGTAATATCAGGACGGAGAATGTCAACACAGAGGCACAGAGGGCCAGCAGTGACAACACTGTCAACGCGGTAATCGACACTCCAGCAAGTTCACACTATGGTTTCTACCTAGATGGTGATGGAGTTGCGCCCAACGGTAATCCCGCAGGCTTCGGCATATCGTTCCCAACGTCGGGTGTGGATCTGGGAGACTACTTCCTGAGGACGGATTACCTACCAAATAGGTTGTTCCGTTACGATGGCACCAGATGGGTCAAAGTTGAGGACTCCGTCAGGATAACTACAACCAACAACGATTCTAGGGCCAACTACAAGACAGGTTTCGTCAACAACTCAACCAGTTCAACGATAAACGGACTGACAGTTGAACAGAGACAGGCGTTGACGGATGCCCTGAAACCAAAGGCTGACAATTAATGCTACACTTCTACGAAGGCCAAGTCAGGAAATTTCTTACTCAATTCATAAGGATTTTGAGCAATTTTTCAGTGGAGACTGGCAAGGGCGCAGATGGTTCTGTACAATTGAGGGCGGTGCCTGTGACCTACGGTGATCCGACCAGACAGGTGGCCAATATCATCAGGAACAATTCAGAGAATGCCTTACAGTACGCACCGAGGATAGCCTGTTACGTCAGGGAATTGAACTACGACAGGGACAGGATGCAGAATCCCTACCACATAGAGAAACAGCATCTCCGAGAGCGTGATTACAATGAGAGCACAGGTGAATACACCAACCAACTGGGTGCCGGGTACACAGTGGAAAAGGTGATGCCTTCACCGTTCAGACTAGAAGTATCAGCGGACATATGGAGTTCAAACACAGACCAAAAACTGCAGATCATGGAACAGATACTGTACCTTTTCAACCCAGACTTCGAGATACAGAAGTCTGACAACTACATCGACTGGACCAGCCTGAGTTACGTGGAGTTAACGGGCACGACATTCAGTTCGAGGACCATACCAGTGGGCGCGGATTCAGAAATTGACGTGGCCACACTGACATTTTCAATGCCAATATGGTTGTCACCGCCTGTGAAAGTCAAGAAACTGGGTGTGGTGCAGAAGATCATAATGAGCATATACGACGACGATGGCGGCATAGCCAAAGGTCTCATAGACGGTGAACTGATGTCTAGGAGTTACGTGACACCAAACAACTTCGGACTGTTGGTAACAGGAAACCAACTGAGACTGTTGGGTACAACGGGAGTCAATGTCAGTTCCGGTGGAGACGGATTCCACACCGGAGCCAATGAACCGTCGAACTATGACCCTTTCGAAACATTCGGACCAGCGGTGAACTGGAAGTTATTGCTCGACCAGTATGGCAAGGTCACCAACGGCACGTCACAGATCAGATTGAAACAGCCAAACGGCAACGAGATCGTTGGGACTATCGCGACGACAACACTGGATGACACCATACTGTTATACAGCATTGATTCTGACACCATCCCTTCAAACTCACTGACCGCTGTGAAGAAGATCATAAATCCAGCCACTTTCGATCCGGGCACACCCGCCAACGGTGACAGGTACCTCGTGATCAACGACGTTGGCGACAGCACTGCCAGTTTCCAAAGTTCCACGTGGGGCACACTGGTGGCCAGTGTGGGTGACATCATAGAGTACAACAGCACGACCTCAAAATGGAACGTGGCGTTTGACGCATCTAATCCCGACTCGACACAGCACTACGTGACCAATCTCAACACCGGTATACAGTACAGATTCAATGGCACGGAATGGGTCAAATCATATGAGGGCGTGTACACAGCGGGTAATTGGAGCATAGTGTTGGACGGTAATTCATCCAATTACGACGCCAGCACAGACGCAACCACCCCTTGATAAAACACACATAAGTTGTTATAATACGATATGAAAGAAAACATTGTCTGTTCTGGCGCACTGTTCTACAGCACCACCACCAAGCGTTTCTTGTTCCTACAACGCACTGACAAGAAGACACAGGGCATGTGGGGTCTGGTGGGAGGACAGGCCAAGTACACGGAATCAGCATTCGAGGGACTCAAGCGTGAGATACAGGAAGAAGTGGGTGACACTCCCAAGTTCAAGAAGGTCATACCGCTAGAGATGTTCACAAGCAATGACCAGAAGTTCTTCTTCCACACATACCTAGTGGCCATAGACTCGGAATTCATACCAAAATTAAATGCGGAACATTCTGGCTACTGCTGGTGTGCGTTTGAATGCTGGCCCAAAAACCTACACATGGGCTTGAGGAACACCCTGAATAATAAAAGTATAAAAGGCAAATTGCAGACTGTATTGGATCTAATAATTTAATGAAGAATCTCATAGAAACCAGAGAAGGATGGGCTTGGCCCAAAAGCGACACTAACTGCTGGAGATACATGAAGAAATATCCAGACCTACCCTATACAATAAGCAGTCGTGTGAAAAACAAATCTGTCGTGGTACAAGCGGGCGGCAACTGTGGTTACTATGTCAAACAGTACGCCAACTTGTTTGACAAGGTCTACACATATGAACCGGATTTTTTGAACTTCTATTGTTTGAATTTGAACGTAGAGGAGAACAACGTGATCAAAACCCAGGGCTGTCTGGGTAGCCAGCGCGGCACGGTTGACCTCGTAACTAACAACATCAATGTAGGGAAGACGCACATCAAACAACAGGATGGTATATACCCGGTGTATCTCGTGGATGACATCCGATTGAATGCCTGTGATCTCATACACCTGGACATAGAGGGTTATGAATACTACGCTATATTAGGTGCCATGGAGACAATAAAAAAATTCAGACCTGTCGTGGTACTGGAGGTATGGGAGCAGTTGGAAAATAGGTTCGAGGAGGACATCAACACCAAACTGCACGACCTGATGCTGGATCTAGGATATCATCATTCACAAACTCTGTGTGAGGCGGATAAAGTATACGAGTACAGAGGATGAAGGCATTCATAATAAGACTTCGTGAGAATGCACTTTCGTGTGATGTGGCGGACGAATGCGTGGCACAGGCGAAAAAATTTGGCACCGAAGTTGAATACTTCGACGCCATATACGGAAACGCGGGATTAGATGTTTTCAAGGAGCACGGTGTTGGCAAGTTCCAGCGCAAGGTCAAGGAGGTAACGCCCGGCATAGTGGGGTGTGCGGCCAGCCACTACCTGTTGTGGAAAAAATGCGTTGAACTAGACGAGACCCTGTTGATATTGGAGCAGGATGGCTACC